CCAATATGAATGAAGAACACGATGAAATCGCGTTAGACGACATCACTATAGACGATGTAGTTGTAGGGGATACCCTAGACGAGATAACAGATGGCTTAGATTTGCCAGACGCAGACGAAGCTTTGGAGGAAGAACCAGAGCAAGAAGAAGATAATATGCTTGAAGATCTTGAGCCTGATTCTGAAGAAGAAGGTGAAGAAGATGAAGAAGAGTACCAAGAAGATGAAGATGAAGGTGAAGACGAAGAATATGAAGATGACGAAAGTGGAGAGCCTACTGTAGTTTCTGAAGTTCTAGAAAAACTTGGATATGAGCTTGAAGATGAGTATGAAGATACTCCAGAAGGCTTAACTAAGATGACAAAAGCAGTAGCGTCTAGAATGGCTGATGACCAGCTAGATGAAGTGCTACAAAATTTTCCTCTTGTAAAGCAGCATTTAGAATACGTGTTGCAAGGAGGAGAGTCACAAAAATTTATGTCAGCGCATGATCCAAGAGCGGACTACGCTACATTTGAATTAAATGAAAATGACTCTGCATCGCAAAAAGCAATTTTAGCTAATTATTTTGAGTTAAAAGGGCATGATAAAGAGTTTACAAACGAGTTATTAGAAGATTATGAGGATTCTGGTAAATTGTTTAAAAAGGCTGCTGCAGCTAAAGAGGCTTTAGGAAAGTATCAAGCGACAGAGCGTGAAAGAATGTTTGAAGTACTAAAAGAAGAACAACAAAAAGTTTTTCAAGAACAAAAGCAATTTTGGGATGGCATTTCAGACACTATAAATGAAGCACAAGAATTTGCAGGGGTAGCAATTCCTGAAAAAGAGAAAAGTAAGTTTTTTAGCTATATTTCTCAACCTGTAAATAACGAAGGGCTTACACAGAGAGATCTGGATCATAAAGATGCAGAGATGGACGTTAAATTAGCTATTGACTATTTGATGTACAAAGGGTTTAACTTAGACGAGATGATAAATCGTAAAGCGACAACTAAAAGTGCTCAAACCTTAAGAAGTAAAATCTCTTCAAGACAGGATACGGTTAAGAATGCTAAAAGAGCAAAAAGACGTTCTAAATCTATAAACGTAGATGATTTAGATCTTTCATTTTAAAAACGGCAATATTTAAACTTTGCATATAAATTAATTGAAAATGGCAGTAAACGGAAACAACATTCATGTAAGAAAATCTTACTACAATGATTCACAAATGACTGATATGAACAGTCTTGCGAATGCTATGTTGTCTAAGCCAACTGAATTGTCACCGATAATAACACACCTAGCTGGTAAAGAAGATAAGCGTTTTCCGCTTTCATTTTTAACCGAAGGTGTTGGTAATGTTAAATCTATTGATAGATTAGAATATGAGTATCGGATTAAGACTCACAGATTGACTACTAGACCTCTAGCAAAAGCACACACCGCACTAGGTGATGGTAACACATTTTATCTTGAATTCCACGATAAGTGGTTTATTAAAGATTACGTATTAGTAAACGCTTATGGCGAGCAAGTACGTATTATGGCGGAACCAGAAGCAGTCGGAGCAAATTACAGATATTTAGTACAAATGATTAACCCAGACGCTACAGCTAATATTACAGCTGGAGACGAAGGTGATCTTTGGGCTCAAATGTATGCACCAGTAGGAGTTGATTTCTCTCGTGGAAACGCATCTAACTGGGAAGTTCCTGGTAAAGTACGTAACAAGATTGGTACTATTCGTAAATCATACCACATGTCTGGTAATGCTAAAGATTTTGTAGCTGAATTTACACTTCCTAAAAGAGGTGGCGGTTCTACAAAGCTTTGGATGGATTACGAAGAATACACTCACATGCTTAACTTCAAAGAAGAGTGTGAAATGTATTACTGGTACGGTCAAAAGACTTACGATTCTTCAGGAAAGTCTACTATGAAAGATGAAAATGGACAACCAGTTCTTGTTGGTCCAGGTCTTTTAGAGCAGGTTATTAATAAGGATACTTACTCTACTTTAACAGAGAGTAAAATTAAAAATATCATTGGTGACTTATTCTACGGAATGACAGACGCTAATGCTAAGCAAGTTACTTTGTACACCGGTACTGGTGGAGCTCGTGAATTTGACGAAGCTCTTAAAGGTCATATGGGTGCTGATAGTAACTCTTGGAAAGTTGGTGGTGAAAACCGCTTTATTACAGGTTCAGGTCGTAGCTTAGGTGTTACTGGTTACTTTACTTCTTATGATCACGTAGATGGTCACTCAGTAAAAGTAGTTAAACTACCTATGTTTGATCATGGTCCTGTTGCTGATGCTCGTGCTAAGCACCCTGTTACAGGATACTCTCTTGAATCATACCGTATGGTATTTGTTGATCAGTCTAACTATGACGGTCAAGCAAACGTACAGATGATCTCTAAGAAAGGTCGTGAAATGATGAGATGGTGTGTTGCCGGTTCAGTTGTACCTCGTGGGTTTGATTCTGGTTCTGCTAGAGCTTCCGACGTGGATGGTGCTTCTGTGCACATGTTAAAGACTGCAGGTATCGTTCTTAAACGATTCGACACCTCTCTTGACATTGAATGTACAGCTGCATCACTATAAGAAGGCGTTAATCGCGTGTCTATATATTGGTTTTTTGGTTGAGTTGTGGGGGAGAAATCCCCCACTTCTTTAACTTTTAAATAGAGGGAATTATTCTTTATACCTCACCTAACTAAAAAAGAACTTAATTATGAGCAAAAAAATTTTTATAAGACGTAAGGAGATTAACAATCACTTACCAAAAGAGGTACTAGCAGAAGCTGTATCTAAACTGAGTAGTGTCTATGTAAACAGACAACCTTTAAAAGGATTATCTGTAGAAGACGAAAAAAAATATCTTAACGGTATTTTAGATGTAGGCCCAGAACATGTTGATTGGCCAAAACACATTAAAAGATATTGGGCGGAAATGAGTATTCCTATAAGCTTTACAGGAGTTGAATTAGAAGTAGGAACCCATTCAGATGGATCTCCTATAAATATAATAGATTGGATTAAATACCAATTTGCTTTAAAGCACCCATTTGTAGCTTTATCAAAAGAAGAAATGGTTGGTAGAAAAAAATTCTTTATTCTTGATACGTCAAGAGCAGAGCAAGCTAAATTTAATTCTATTCAATTAAAGAAAGATGCAGACAAAGAGTTTATTAAATTGTCTTCAAACATTAAAGGAATGCGTAGAGTGTTACGATTAATATCGTCTCACAACCCAGATAGAATGACAGATGAGCAAGTTGAAACAGCTCTTTATACTGTCAAAGATAAAGAACCTAAAAAGTTTATAAAAACAACTACTGATAAAAACTTAGAAATAAAAGCAGAAATTGATGAAATGGTGTCTGCAGGAGTTTTAAGAAAAATTGGTAATCAGATTATTTTTATAGATGAAGTGTTAGGTGAAACAATGGATGATACTGTGATCTATTTGAAAAACAAAAAGAACTCAGGAAAGCTAACAACTTTGAGAGCAAAACTTAAAGAAGTAGCAATTTAATGTAATGGAATAATATACTAATGAATATTACGG